ACATCATCAGACTTAAAACCTTCAAACGTAGAACACAGTGTGCAACCAGATATGTCGGCAATAGCACCTATGCCCGCACCAACAGCAACACCTGCAATAGCGGGATAATAGATAATGCACGACAGACTAAGACAATTTAATGGAGATGTAGATACAAAGGAAGCTTTGTTGGGCTTTATCATAAACTTTATTAATGAAGAGGCACTTAAAAGGATGTATGATAAACAAGATGTATCACACATAGCAGACGCAGTCAGTTTAATTAATGGTGCATTTGAATCATTAGAAACAACTTATGGAATACAGATTAAACAAAACACGCCTACCAACCAAGCAAAATAGTTTTAACAATCCAGACGAGAGGGCTAGATTACTTAGAACTTACGCAGGTATATTTCCTAATAACATTAAAGAGTTCGGAGAAAAGGTTATACCACGATTGAGAAAGACTAAAAACTACTCAAAATAAATGTGACTTTGTACAGGTGTAGTATTAACCCATTACTAGCACAAAGGCTCTGCATAAACCTTTAACAGCAAGTAAGCTCTGCATAAACTTACACAAACATGATAGATGAAAATCTAGCACAGCCACAAGAAGGCACAAATCTTGAATCAGAAGTGATTAACGACACTGTAGCAGAGGAGACTACTGAAACTCCAGCCGAGGAAGTACAAGAGGAAACTGTACCTAAGAGTCAGTTCAATCAAGTATTAGCCAGAGCAAAGAGGGCAGAAGATGAAGCTAAAAGGCTAAAAGCTTCTCCCGTGAACATTAATAAAACAAACTCACTATCACCAGAAGAAGTTGATGTAAAGATTCTTCAATCACAAGGATATACTGATGAGTTGATAACCGAATTGAAAGCCGTAGCAAAAGCTAGAGGCAAGTCATTATTCGCTTCAACACAAGATTCAATATTCATTGCGATTAAGGCAGAAAAAGAAGCCGAGCTAAAAGCACAGAAAGCTAAGCTTGGTGCGTCTCGTGGTTCAAGTTCTGTACGAAAAGAAAAGTCTGTAACTTCCCCTAATCTATCAGAAGAAGAACATAAACAACTCTGGAGAGAAAGTAGAGATAAATAATAATTTAAATATATGGCACTTGGTACAAATACGATGACAGCAGGAGTGGGAGGAGGATTGACAGCAGATATCCCTTTACTATGGGGACAGAAGATTAACGATTATTTCCGTTATAATCTTTCACTAGCACAATTCTTCGTAGACAGAAGTGATGAGCTAGCAGACGGAGGTTCAGATGTTTATACACCTAACATTGTAGCTCTTTCAACAGCTTCAAAGACTACAAACTCACAGGTTACACTAAACAATCCTATCCAAACAAAGCAGACACTTACAGTTTCTACTTGGAAGGAATCTTCATTTGTTATTGAAGACCGTGAAATGGCACAGCTAAAGAAGTCTTATTACCTACAGGATAAGTTTGCTAAGTCAGCAGCTTGGGAAGTAGCACAAGACCTTGATGACGCTATTGCAGCACAGTTTACAAACTTCACAGTAGCAGGAAACATTGTTGGAACAGGAACAGCTAACGTAGCAGATTCATCTCTATTGGCAGCGATTGCTATCCTTGAAGTAACTGGAGTTCCAGTTTACACAGGAGAAACAGCATGGATTTTCCACCCAAACACTTTCTACAGACAAATTGGTTCAGTAGATAAGTTGACACTATGGCAGAATACTTCAACTGAAATGGTACGTGCAAAAGCACCAACACGTTCTTTGTACTCAATTCCAGTTATCGTTTCACCAGCAGTTCCATTGGGAGCTGGAGTAGCCGCAGAATCAGGAGCTAGACTAAATCTACTTGCACACAAGGATTCAATCCACTGGGCAAGAATGACTATGCCAGTTCAGGCAGCAAAGGGATTCGTTGGTTCAGAAGGAGTTCGTATTCAGGAATCTTATGTACAGGAGTACCTTGGTACACTTGTTTCAGTAGACCTATGTTACGGAGTTACTCAGAACAGAACAGATTCAGCAGTCAAGATTCGAAGTCACTCAGTTGCAAATGGGTTATAATCAACACATTTAATAAAGTTTGTCAACATCAAGCTCCGCAAGGGGCTTTTTGTTTGATTAATATACATACCTTATGTATAATGTCTATATGAATAAGAGATATAGCAAAATGGAAGACAAATTAAGAAATTATATACGTAAGACAGATAAATGTTGGCTATGGACTGGTGATAAATACAGCTCGGGCTATGGTCGATTAACAATAAAATTAGGATTACAGGTTAGAGCACATCGGTTTATGTATGAACAGAGGTTTGGGAAAATCCCAGAAGGAATGTTTGCCTTACATAAATGTGATGTCCGTGCATGTGTTAATCCAGAGCATATATTTATAGGAACAAAGAAAGACAATATGCAAGACTGTGTTAGTAAGGGTAGGAATCGTTACAAAACACTCAAAGGCACTGAAAGTCCTAATAGTAACTTAAACAAGAAAGATATTACTGAAATAAGAGAGTTATACAAGACTGGAAAATTCTTTCAAAGAGAAATAGGGCATAAGTTTGGTGTATCACAGGTTACAGTCAGCCGTATAATATTAGGATATTCTTATAAGTAATTATATAATAAAACATATGACAATCCAAATTGGACACCTTTATAAAAAGAGAACAGTTAGAAATTTAAACGGTGGTATTAAGTATATGGAAGATGAGGCAAACGGTGGTGTGTTAATTCGCAATGGACAAGTAATTAATCAACAAAGAATTGACGAGATTGCTAGAATTGAAGAGGATAAAAGAAATAGTGCAACAGCTTTTGCTAATCCAGTAGAAGCACCTAAAAGCGTAAGTGTAGAAGAGCGTAACGTAGCACCTTCTAAACTAGAAGTATTAGAAAAGCGTATAGATTCCCAAGATGCTAAATTAGACGCAATCTTATTAGCACTAAAGAAGTAATGAAAATATTTTATTTGCAAGGTGATTATCCGTTTTGCTACTACTACAGAGGATATCTTCCTGGTGTATATTCTAATCAGTCTGTTGTTAGTGAGTTCCTGCGAGCAGATGGCGATGTAGCTAACGCACGAATACCAGAGAAAGCTATGCAGGCAGATATTATATGTTTTCAAAGACCAAGTTCTAAAGCTTCACTTGAATTAGCTAGACTTTTAAAACTAAAAGGTAAGAAGATTATATTTGATAACGATGATTCATATTCTGGTGTACCACTTGCAAGACTTGGTAGTGAGAAAAGAGTAGCTATTGCACAAGAGTTAAACAAAAACCTTAATGATTTTGTTAAGTTAGCAGACGGTGTAACTACATCAACTAAGATATTAGGAGAAGAATATTCAAAACTTAATCCTAATACTGTTGTATTAAAGAATTGTATTGACCCACTAGATGAATTTCCTAATAAAGTAAATACTACTGGTAAATTTAGAGTTGGTTTTATAGGTTCTGTAACATCAAACGATGATTATTACCACATTAAAGAGGATATACGCCTATTAGACGCACGAAATGACGTTACTATAGTAATTCTAGGTGTTAAGTATTCAGACGGTAAAATAATGCCTTCTATGCAAGAGGATTATGACTTCTGGAGTTCATTAAAAAACGTAGAATGGCACCCTGTAGTACACGTTACAGAATATTATATGACAGTAGCTAATCTTGCTTTAGATTTAGCAATCATTCCACGCAAAGAACACTATTTTAATCAGTGCAAAAGTAATTTAAAATTTCTTGATATGTCATTGCTAAAGATACCAGTCCTTGCACAAGGATTTAGTGACGGTACTAGTCCTTATCAAGGGGTCGATGAAGAGTATATGTCAGTTATTGTTGAAAACCCTCTTGTCAAACATCAATGGTATGATAAAATCATATCAATAAAAGATGACTATAAGAGATTCTCCAATTTAGCCTGTAAGGCTCATGACTATGTTTTAACAGAGTACAATATTAATAATTATTGCCATGAATGGCAAAAACAAATAGAAAATTTATGCAAATAAACAAAGAAATACTATCAGAAAAGAATTATGAAGGAACTCGACTAATAGAAATTACAGATGAGAAGGTTAAGGCTCTACATGGAGAACTAAACAAACTACAGGCAGAGGCTAATCCACATCTAAAGATTATGGAGGAGATTACGCCTAAGCTTGACCCATTGTTTGCTCAACTAAGAGAACTTGAAGAAAAGAAGGCTAAAGTAAAGGCAGAGATGTCACCTATACGAGAACCTTATGATAAGGAATTACAGGCAGTAGAGAAGATTGACCAGAGAGCTCAACTTATAAAGAATAAGATACAGCCTCTTGTACTAGATTTAGTTAAAAATCAGATTGGTGAGTTTGAAACAGCTAAGCAACTAATAGAAAAGGACGGCAAGATATATATTGAAGTAGTAGATGAGATTGAGGAAAAGGTTAAGGCAATAAGAGCAAGTAAAGCAAAGAAATAAAATGAAGAGAGTACTTTTAACAGGGGCGGGAGGATTCTTTGGCTCACATTTGTTAAGGCACTTAATGGTAAACACTGATTGGGAGTTTGTATGTCCTTGTTCTTGGACACACAAAGGTACACCAGAACGACTAGAGAACGCTATTGAAGGAATGGATAAGAATAGAGTTACAGTAATTACTCACGACTTATCAACACCTTTTACAGACATTACCAAGAAGAGAATAGGTAAGATAGATATCATTCTGAACATCGCTTCTAATTCGCATGTAGACCGTTCTATAACTAATCCTGGGGAGTTTATAATAAACAATACAGCTTTAGCTTATAACCTATTAGAATATGCTAGAGAAATCAAGCCAGAAGTATTTTTGCAGTTCTCTACAGATGAAGTTTATGGAGTAGCACCACATGGAGTTAACCATAAAGAGTGGGCGACAATACTACCAAGTAATCCATATTCAGCTTCTAAAGCTTGTCAGGAGGCTATCGCAATTAGTTATTGGCGTACTTATGGCGTTCCAATAATCATAACTAACACTATGAATTTATTTGGTGAAACTCAAGACGCAGAGAAATATACAGCTAGACTAGTTAAGAAGATTTATAACGGAGAAGTTGTAACTGTGCATGGAGCAGAGGGTAATATTGGTTCACGCTTCTATCTACATGCTAGGAACGCAGCAGACGCAGTGTTCTTCATACTAAAAAACTTACCACCAAGAGAATAC